CCTGCTGGCAGTCATGGCGGTGCTGGTGTTCGCTACCACCATCATTGTGGAGGTGATCAAGGGGCTGTTCCCCAAAGTACCCACCAACTTCGTGGCGGTGATCGTGGCACTGATCGTCACGGTGCTGACCGCTGTGATCCTGTGTGCCGTGCTGGAAATCACCGTCATGTGGTACTACGCCGTCGGTGCGGTGGTACTGGGTATTTTCGTAGCTTACGCTGCCATGTTCGGCTTTGATAAGTTCAAGGCCGCCTGGGACAAGCTGCAGGCACTGAAGAAGTAAATTATGCAATGACAGGGCCGGCCGGTTCGGCCTGCCCTGTCCGACTATAAAGGAGGTGACACCATGCCGCAGAAGTGGCAGCAGGTAGACACGGATTTTCCTACGTTTACAGGAAATGAATCTGTAAGTGAGAAGGTAGATCAGATCATCAATTACCTGCGAATCCTGGTCGAAGAGCTGCAGTATCAGCTGCAGAATCTAGACGCAAGCAACTGGAACGCCAATGCCTGGAGTGACCTGACAGCCAGCACAGAAGCCGCTGTTACGGAAAAGGTGCGAGCCTTGGAGAATTCCATTACCGCACTGAAAATCCAGATCAACGCCCTTGCAGGCCGCGTCAATCAGGAAGAACGCAGAGTAACCGAGGCAGAGAACGCCATCAGCGGATTGGAGCAGCGTGCTGATGAGCAGGCCGAACAGACAGATCTGCTATTGGAGCAGCTGGGCAATGCACAAGCGGATATCGATGACCTTCAGCAGCGACTTGACGAGGAAGGTGGCATCGAAGATCAGTTATCAGAGCTTAATAGCACTGCCCAAACCGCAAAAGATCTGCAAGAGCAGCTGAACGGTGACGGCGGCGTAATGGAAAGGCTTGATGCCGTCGAGGATGCAGCCGACGTGATCAGCCGGGATGCGGAGGGTAATCCGGTTATCGGCTTGAAAGAAGGTGTGCTGAACCTGGTGGGCAAGATCTACATCAACGGCATTTTGTTCGAGGGAGGCGTAAGCGATGAAACTACCGAATCTTAAATATACCGACCGAATCTCCAAAACCAAGCAAATCAAATTCGGCGGACTGAATCACACCCTGGGTGCAAAGGATGGCGAGCTGTGGGACATGCGGAATCTGACAGCAGATCACGCCCCGCTTTTGGCCACCCGTGAAAAGCGGCACCTGTGGCGGAAACTGGAAGAACCCGGCGGTATCTTCAGCTGGGATGGAATGTACTGGGTGGATGGCACCGGCTTTTATTACAACGGCGATCGCAAGGGCACTGTCACCGCAGGCAAGAAACAGTTTGCATCCATGGGTGCCTACATCGTGATTCTGCCGGACAAGTGCTGCTACAACCGGGTGACCGATGAATTTCAGGCCATGGAAGCCAAGTGGAGCGGCGACCGCCTGGTATTTACCGGTGGTGAGCTTTTCGAAAAAGGCATGGCGGCCAATGCCATCCGCTGCGAAGGTGTTGCCTGGGATGATTACTTCCGCCCCGGCGACGCGGTGACCATCAGCGGATGCACCGTGCATTTGGAAAACAACCGGACACCGGTAATTCAGGAGATCAGCGGTGATACGCTGTTGTTCTCGGAGCACTGCTTCACTATGGATGAGGGCGTGGATACATACATCGAAGCAGGTGAAATGAGCATTGAGCGGCGGGTTCCGGATCTGCTGTATATATGTGAAAACGAGAACCGGCTTTGGGGCTGCACCGAAACAGAGATCTGTGCCAGCAAGCTTGGCGATGTGTTCAACTGGAATGTATTTGAGGATCTTGCCAACGGTTCCTGGAGTGTAGCACCCGCGGAGGCCGGCAGCTTTACCGGATGCATTGCCTACAAGGGCTTCCCTACCTTCTTCAAGGAAAACCGGATATACAAGGTATACGGCAGCATTCCCAGCAATTTCTCAGTGGTCAGCAGTGCGACTCTGGGTTTGGCTCCGGGTAGCAGCGACAGCCTGGCTATCGCCGGTGAAACGCTGTTCTTCCTGAGCAGCAGCGGATTCATGGCATACTCCGGCGGTATTCCCCAGCCCATCGGCGATGCCTTCGGCCAGGAGCATATGCGCAGTGCGGTGGCGGGGTCTGATGGCCTGCGGTATTTCGTCAGCATAGTGCGGCACGATGGCAGCACCGGCCTGTATGTGTATGATACGCAGCGTGGCATGTGGCATCTGGAGGATGAGGTCCGGGTGACACATTTTGCTAAGGAAGACGGCTGTCTGTATTTTCTGACCGAAGAGGGCGAGATCTGGATCACAGGCAATACCGGATCCCATCCGGAGGATTGCCAGAAGGAAGCGGATTTTGAATGGATCGCCGAATTTTCGGATTTCACCCAGGAAGATCCCAACAAAAAGGGGTTAAGCAAGCTGCAGCTACGGCTGGAACTGGACAAGGGAGCCAGTATGCAGGTATGGCTGCAATTCGACAGCGACGGCCTTTGGCTCCCTGCCGGCAAGGTGATCAGTGAGGGCGTAAAACGCAGCTATTACCTGCCGATCGTGCCCCGGCGGGCTGATCATTACCGGCTGAAGCTGACCGGCACCGGCGGCTGCCGGATCTACTCTTTGGTCCACGAGATCTACTCTGGATCGGAATTAAAAAGTAAATCAGGGAGGAATTAACCCATGGCTTATACATATGACGATTTCGTAACAGCCGCCGATAAGGCAGGGCTGATGAAGCGGTTTTCACAAACAGATCTCGCCACCGCACAGAAAAACCCGGAGTACGGCTTTTCTATGCTGAGCCTGATCCAGGACGGCGATAAGGCTACGACACCTGAACAGCGACTGCTGACCACGGAGGCCGTGAATCAGCTGCGGAAGAACTACGGTATCTCCGAAACCGAAAGCGACAGTTTTGCTTCCGGTGAAGGCAGCAGTACTCAGGACACCATGAACAAAATCGAAAACTACGGACCGTTCACCTATGATCCCGAACAGGATGCATCCTACGTAAATTACCGGGCTGCGGCACTGCGTGAGAGCAAGCGGGCAACCGAGGATACCTTGGCAAGAGCATCCGCTGCTACGGGCGGTGTCGCCTCCACAGCAGCCATTGTGGCGGCACAGCAGGCGGCAGACTATTACAATTCCCAGATTGCAGATGCAGGTGCAGCCTTTGAGAAGACCGCCTACCAGCGGTATCTGGACGGCCTTGGTATACTGAAAGATCAGTTTTCTTTGCAGCAGGACCAGGAATTGATGACGCGACAGAACACCGAAGCTCTTCGCAAGCAGGCAGAGCTGATGGCTATGGCCGGCGACTTTTCCGGTTATAAGGCCTTGGGAATGTCCGATGACTGGATCGCAAAGATGCAGAGTGCGTACCTGGCAGAGCAGTACAGAACAAGCCTGATACCGGACGGTTATACGCCGACCAACATCACCGGCGACGGCTATGTAGTCATCGGCAATAGCAAGATCCCGTGGGACGATCTGCAGGCGGCTCTTATCGATAGGCAGATCGTCATGAACTATGACCATGTGAACAAAACTGTTACCTATGAGTATGCACATCCAGGATTGACCGGAGATGGACAGCCCTTGCACTCAGGTACAGGCATTGGTGAAGCCGCAATTTTGGGGGCGGGCATGGCCACCGCAGGCATTGACACCATACCGGGAACTTCTCCCCAGCTGCAGCCCGACGGCTTTTTCCTGATCGACGGAGAAAGGCTGTCTGTGGATGAGCTGGTTCGCAAGGTAGCTTCCGGAGAGATCGTCGAAATATGGGATCATGATAAGAACGAATATGTTTATCGTCATGTAGCGCCCCGCCAGCCCCCCAAACGCCCGGTTGTAGTAGAATCCTACTACAAATAACAAGCAGGAGGATGCAGTATGGATGTGCAAAATAAAGTGTCGCCGTGGCTGCTGCAGCAGGCGAAGAAATTTCAATCCGGCGATATGCCCGCTGAACAGAAAGAGATTCCGGTGGAAACACCGGAATCGACGCAAGCCACGGATGTGCCGCAGCAGACAGCCGCTCCCAGTCAGTGGCTGCTGCAGCAGGCCGAAAAGCAAAAATCCACGCAACCCAACGTACTGACCAGTCTGCAGCAAGGCGGCCCCAGCCAGTGGTTGCTGAAACAAGCACAGCTTTACCAAACGGGTCATGCCAAGTATGCCAAATCCAAGGAGATTGTCGGCCAGACCCAGTTGATCGATCAATTGAAAGCCCAACTGGCGAATCTGCCCGGCGAATTGGAAAAGGCCAAAAAGGAGCAGACAATGCTCGGTGCTCAGTACCAGGTGCTGGCCAATGCCGGCATGATGGGCGGTGACCTGGGCGGCTTTAGTCCTGACGAATACAAAGCCGAACTTAACCGACGCAATGAGGCACTGCAGCAGATCAACAACCGTGTAGATGCCCTGGAAAGAAGCAAGACACAGCTGGAAGAGAGCATTACCTATAATTCCAAAATGTTGGAAATCATGCAATTATCGGATGAGGACAGGAAGAATCTGGAGGCCTATGCAAAAGCGGTAGAAGGGAAAGCTTCCATCGCAAGCGATAAGGGCTATTTTGCCCTTGCGAATAAAGGATACTCTTTTCAGGAAATCTACCAATTGGCAGAGACGCTAGTGCGTTACAACGACGAGACCGAAGCCCAGCGGCGAAAGACGGACGCAGCTGGTTTCGCGGACTCTGTGGGCGGTGCTATTGCCGGAACGCCCATGAGCTGGGTGGCCAAATTCCTGGGCAGCTTCGGCGGTGCGGCAGAAACATTAAAGCAAACGCTTACCAGTGCGACGGGGCTTTCTGCCTATAAGGTCGCAGACGCCAATGCTGACGGCTTTGCACTCAGCGACTGGGGCAACACCGTACAGCAGACGGTAGCACAGAACATTGCCGGCGACGAAAATGACCCGGAGTGGTGGAGAAATGCCCGGAACGTGCTGAGCTTTCTTTACCAAGGTGCAAACTCCGCTGTTGAC